TGTCCTGGATCAAGACCAATACCAGCCACGTCGGCACCAATCCCATCGGCGACGGGACGGATGCACGGGTGGACGGGACGCCGCGGGCCTTTACCGAGGCGATGCTGAAGTCGGTCATGGCCAGTACTTACAACAACAGCTCCGAAGACCTGGACGTGTTGATGGTCGGCGGCGCGAATAAGGCTGTCGCATCAGGTTTCTCCGGTGGTGCGCAGAAGACTTACGACGTGTCCGACCGGAAGCTGGTCACCACGATCGATGTCTATGTCGGTGACTTCCACACCGTCAGGATCATCCCGAATAGATTCATGCGGCCTCGGGATGCCTTGCTGTTGAACTGGAGCCTCTGGTCGGTCGATTGGTTGCGGCCGATCCGGCAGTTCGAGCTGGCGAAGACCGGCGACGCCGAGAAGCGGTTGCTCATCGGTGAATATACGTTGACCTCGAAGAACGAAGCCGGAAGTGGCGGGGTCTTCGATCTGACCGCGCCGTAACGTGAACCGGTTCGCTTAACCACTGGGAGGGATGACCCCATGTTGTCCCTCCTTTTTCCGGCCGCCCTGGCGATGGTGCTGTTGCACCGGGCCGATGGCGGCGAGGTTCGGGTGTTCCCGAGCCACGTCACCAGCCTGCACGAGGCGGCAATACACGGGCCTAAAGTCATCACCAAGGCAGCGGGCTGTGTGGTCTGGCTGGCGGACGGGCGGATGCTGTCCGTCATAGAGACGTGTGACGTGGTTCGCAAAAAGCTGGAAGAGGCGCGATGACCGAGTACCTGTTCGACCGCGACGATGCCGCCGGCACCTGGGAGACTTTCGAGTACGACGAAGACACCGGCGACATCACGATCCGCAAATACGCCGACGTGCAGCCGGTGCTGGACCGCAACAAGAGCTTTCACCTGGAGAGCGACGGCAAGGGGCGGGATATGTGGCTGGCGGCCTCGATCCCCGACACCATCGCGCTCAAATGGCTGAGGGATTACGGGGTCAACGCTTGGCGGGGGGATCACTGGCCGGCGGTGAAGAGGCTCCTGGAAGACCCCCAATGGAAACACTTACGCCCAACCTCTTTCAGGCTGTAGCCGATGCCGTTCTCGACTTATGCGGAGCTTCAGACCGCGGTCCTGGGCTGGCTGGCGCGGCCGGGCGACCCGCTGGTCGAGCCGGCCGTGCCGGACATGATCCGCCTCTTCGAGGTTGAAGCCAATCGGCGCTTACGGGTCGGTGCGGCCGAGAAGTACATCACCCTGAACACCACGGCGCAGACCGGCGGCATAAGTCTGCCGGACGACTTCCTGCAAGTCCGCAGAGTTTCCTGCGACGGCTATACCCTGGCCTATGTGCCGCCCTCTCTCTTGCCTGGCTTGGGCGGCCCGCCGCTCGCCTACACGCTGTGGGGCAACACCACCCTGTGGATCGGCCCGCTGCCCGACACCGTCTACAACATCGAATTAATCTACCAGTCGGGGGTGCCGCCATTGGCGGATGGTGACGGCAGTAACTGGCTCTTGGACGCCAATCCCGATGCCTACCTGTTCGGGACCCTGGCGGAGGCTGAACTCTACATCGGCCACGACGAGCGCTCCCCAATGTGGCTGCAGCGGCGTGAGGCCGCTTTTGCCTCGATCGAAATGAGCGACCGCAAAGCCAGGTGGGGCGGGCCGTTGCAGGTCCGGGCGCACGGCATCCAGATAGCACCGGGCGGCGCACACGGCGGCGGCACGGTGCCGATATCTTCGGAGTGTAATCAGGTGCATGTTGGGGCGACACCTCCAGCCGGAGCGATCCAGGGCGACCTATACTGGGACAGCGTCTCGGGTCAGCTCTTCGTGTTCTACATTGACCCCTCCGGGCCGCCGGGCCAGTGGGTTGCGGCCACAAATCAGCCGGTCGGGACGACCTCCGGCATCCTCACCTTGACGCCGGTTTCCGGCGAGACGCTGATCCTCAGCCGCGACACCCCGAGCATCTACGTCTCGTCCGGTGAATTGGGGTCGCTGATCGTGCGCTTGCCGGCGAGCCCGGTGGTGGGCGACACGGTGCAGCTCAGCTTTGCCAACCCGGTCACCAATTTGGCAGTGCAGGCTTGGGACGGCACCGCGGTTCCAGGCAGCCCGACCAACGCCTACGGCCCGGGCGCGGCCCTGATCTTCCGCTACGTTTCGCCCGGCCAATGGACCTATTGGAAATGAATCTGGACTTCCCGGCCGCTCCCGGGGCGGGTCTTACGCACGTCGCGGCAGGCCTCAGTTGGCGGTTTGACGGCACCAAGTGGGTGGCGGCGACCACTGGAGAAGTGGGGGGCGTGCTCGGCGCCACGATCGTCGTGACGGCAGGGCAGGTATTGCCGGCAGGGTTCGACGGCACGGTCCTGGTCGAGGCGAGCGCGCCCTTGATCGTGACCTTGCCTGCCGGCCCAACGGTGGGACAAGCGGTGACGATCAAGGATGCCGCCGGCAATGCCGGCACATATCCGATCACGGTCAGCGGCGGCGGCGCTTTGATCGAGGGCGCGCCGACATTGCCGATCAATTTTAACTATGGCTGGGTAGCGTTGCTGTTCAGCGGCGGTCAGTGGGTGCAGGTGTGAGCGTCATCGACTTCCCGCCGCCGCCGCAGCCGCTCGGCACGATCCACGCGGCTGGCGGGCTCTCTTGGCGGTTTGACGGCACTAAGTGGGTAGCGGCCAGCACGACCAGCGCTCTGATCACGGTCACCGTCGACCAGATATTGCCGCCGGGTTTTACCGGCACGGTGTTTGTCGAGGCAGCAGCGCCACTGACGATCAATCTGCCGACCGTGCCGCAAGCCGGTCAGGCGGTGACGGTCAAGGATGGCTTGGGAAACGCTGCCACACATGCGATTACGGTGGCCGGCAATGGCAGGAACATCGAGGGTGCGGCGACGAAGATAATTCGCACTAACTACGGCTGGATGCCCTTGGTGTATAGCGGCGACCAATGGGTTCAAACATGATCCGGCTGGCTCTGTTGGCGGCGCTCTTGCTGCTCGGCGCCACGGCGCAAGCGCAACAGGTGCCGGACCCGGTGAGCCGCAGCACGACCGCATTTGTGGCAACCAATGCCGCGCTAACCGCTGCCAGCAGCACAGCCTATCGGGGCGGTGTGTGGCGCAATGCGCATGCGGCGGCGGGCGATGCGCCGCCGCAGTTTTACCGCCCGAGCACGGCTGCATGCCCGCTCGCGGCCGGGGCGGGCGATGGCGGCAGCCAAGTGGCGAGCAGCGACGGCAAGTGCTGGCTGGCGGTGTTTGATGCGGCGGGGGCCGATGTACGCTTGTGGGGCGTGAAGTTCGATGGGGTGAGCAACTCCTCGGCACCGTTTAGCGCCGCGGTGGCATGGGCTGCGGCGAATGGCGGGACGCTGCGCCTGCCTCCTGCCGCAGCTCCTGCCTTGGTCAGTGGAGCGGTGGCGACGATCCCTGACGGACGGACGCTGCGAATCGTCGGTGCCGGCCCCGACTCCAGCGTCATTCAGGTCACCGGCGCTTACGGGCTCGATTTGACCTATGGCGGGCGGGGCTCAAGCGTCAACCTGGAGGCTTTCGGGCTGTGCGACGCGCGCCAGAACGCCGGGACGACCGCCATCCGGCTGAGTACGTCGGGTATCGCGAAGCCTGCCGACAGCGCAATCAACAAACTGCAGGACATCAGGGTCAGCGGCTGTAGCGGGTATGGCGGGAACCAAGGGTTCACCACCGGGGTCAACCTCGCCCAGGTCAGCAACGTCAACTTCAACCGGGTATTGATCCACGGCCCTTTTACGGGTGGCTTCCCGCTGGCCGGTGTCACCGGGGTTCAAATCGCTGCCGACCCGGTCAACTATTCCGTCAGCTACAATTTCTCTAACTCCAATCTGTCCTATCTCGACACCGCGATCACCGCCGGCATCAACACGCAAGGCCTGACGATCGCGCAATCGAACTTTGTCGTGAACAACCACGGCGTTTCGGTCCCCAGCGCCACCGGCACCTCGCAGCTGGTGATTTCCGGCAGCGCCTTCGAGTGCGTGGTCACTTGCATATCCGGCGCAGCGTCGCTCGCGAACATTTACGGCAACGTGTTGATCATGGATGTCGGCAACGGCATCGGCATGCACTTCGCGGCGATGAACGACGCGCTGATATTGAATAATCAGATCGTGCAATATGGGTCGCAGACCGGGTTGATCGGTATCAAGGTGGACGCGCCGGGTGTTGGCGCCGCGAGCAGCAGCATCCGCGGCAATTCATTCATTGGCCTGGAGTGGGGCATCCACCTGACAGGCGCCGGCACATACAATGTCCGGGTTAACGAAAATTCCTACAGCGTGACGTATCCGGTGGTGTTCGGGGCGGGGGCGCAAATCCTGGAAGTCACCGATGTTTACCTGCCGTTTGCCGGTTTTGTGCCGTGCGGCCTGTCTGGCCTCAATGCCCGCGCCATGGTGTTGGACAGCAACACCGCCACTTGGGGCGCGACGATCGCGGGCGGCGGCATCAACCTGGTGGGCGGCATCTGTAACGGCACCAACTTCACGGTGTACGCCAAGTGACCATTGCGCCGTGGCCTGAGTGGTTGCCGGACCAGGCCGATTTCGGCAGCGCCGGTTCGCCGGTGATCAAGAACGTGGTTCCCCTCACACCGAAATCCTACGGCCCGATGCCATCGGCGGTGCCGTGGTCGAGCAATACCTTGGACGAGCAGTGTCAGGGTGCCTACGCGATCAAATTCCCGGACGGGCAGGCTTTTACCTTTGCCGGGGACCGTCAGAAGCTCTACCGGGTGTCGCCCGGCAGCGATGTTTTGGACAATGCCTCGCGCACTAGCGGCGGGCTTTACGCCACGCCAGGGGTCCCGCTGGGCGGCGGGCACTGGAGCATGACCTCCTTCGGCAACCGGATCATTGCCACCAACGGGGTGGATGCGATCCAAACGTTATTGCTCGGAGAAACCGATTTCGAGGACCTCCAGCCGGGCGACCCCGGAGCGGAGCCGCCGGTCGCCGCGGCGCCAATCGCGAAATATACCGCGACCGTCAAGGACTTCTTGTTTGTCGGCAACACCACAGATCCGGTGGATGGGCCGGTGCCTTACCGGGTGTGGTGGTCGGCAATTAACAACGTTCAGTCGTGGCCTACACCCGGTTCGGTGGAGGCCCAACAGGTCATGAGCGACTACCAGGACCTGCAGCAGACCGATTTGGGTAATGTCACGCAGCTCGTTTCTGGATTTGCTCCTGGTAGCGATGTTCTGATCTTTTGCGAGAGGGGAATTTACAGCGCCTCTTTCACGGGGCCGCCGCTGCTTTTTTCTTTTCGTCCTGTGATGGGAAGCTCGGGGACGATGTCGCCGCGCTCGGTGGTGCAGGCGCACGCCCGGGACAACAGCGGGGCCCTGCGGCCGGTGGTGTACTACCTGTCGTCGGACGGCTTTGCCGCCTTCGACGGCTCTACCTCCTTCCCGATAGGGGCGCAGAAGTTCGACCGACTGTTCTGGCGCGAACTGGACGACACTTACCTGTCCTATGTGCAAGGCATCAACGACCCGCGAACGCACAGCGTGATCTGGGGCTTTGCCACCGCAGGCTCAAACGGCCTGATCTCACGTCTGATCGTTTACAACTGGGAACTGGCCCGAGCCTCTTACATCGAGTTGGAGCCGGCGCAGTACCAGGAGTGGCTGACGGTGGCGATGTACGGCACCTCGTACAACCTCGACAACATCCCGGCAAGCATGGGCGACCTCGACACGTTGAGCCCGAGCTTTGACGACCCGTTCTGGTCCGGCAACCAGGAAGCGCGGCTCTCACTCTTCGACCGCGACCACCGCTTGAATATCGGCGGCGGGCCGGCTCTGGCGGTGACGCTGGAGACAGGCGAGATGCAGCCGAATGACGGTCGCCGGGCTTGGGTTCGATTGACCCGGCCGCTCAATGACGGCGGGATTTCCACCATTGCGGTTGGGCACCGCGAGCGGCTGACCGACCCCGTCATCTGGGAGGCGCCGGTCAATATCAATCAGATCGGCGAGTGCCCGCAGAGGGCGACCGGACGCTACCTGCGCTTCCGCATGCAGATGCCCTCGGGCCAGGTTTTCAATCATCTCCAGGGGATCGACATGAAGCTTATCCCGGAGGGGCAGCGGCGATGAACGCGCTGGAAATGCTGTTGCAGCGTATTCGCTCGCCCGGCGCCTTGCCGGGGGCGGATGGTTTTACCCGGATCAGCGCCGGGCAGAGCTTGGCGCGCGATCTGCTGGGTCGTCGTCCGCCGCTGCCCGGAGCTACCGATTACGAGGGCGAACCTATCAACCCCGCCTTTCGCCAGCAACAATTACAGGCCTTGCCACCCGGTCTGCCGCTCGTCGTGCTGGATAGCATTTTGAATCAGCCAAGTTATAGCGAGGGCAGGACATTACCGCCGCGCCGGCCAATGACGACCGATATGCAGCGGGAGTTCGACACACACGATCCCGATTCACCGGACGCGCGTAACGATCAGTTGGAAACCGAGCTTTTCTATAACCGGATCTTTCCTCGGTACGACGTGCCGCTGGCAGAGGGGGAAAAGCGCCCGGATGTCGGGGTGCCCCGGCCGATGTATCCCTCGCCGTTGAACCAGTTCATGCAGCGCCCGCCTTATGGCCAGTACTGATGGCCGCGCACAGCCCTCTGACGGTCGTGGTGCCGCCGGTAGCGCCAGACCAGCCGCCGACCGCTTGGCCGCAGTGGCTGCGCTCGATGGCGGAAGCAATCAACCTGATTGCCTCGCGGCACAACAACCCGACCGAGGAAGCGCGCGATATCGCCGAGTTGCAGCAATTGGTGGCGGATCTCTCCGTCCGGTTGGAGGCCCTGGAGCGGCGGTGACGGTGCATCTGCCGCCGCTCGACGTGATCCTCGCTCACTGGCCGCAGATCGAAGCGCACCTGAAAAAGGCCAC